GTCTGCTTTTTCTCGTCAAACCGGCGATCACCTGAGTCCAGCTCATGCGGGATGATGTCCTCTGGAAAGCAATTGAAATGCTCCAGATTGCCAGCGTGATCAAGCACTGTGGCCTTATCTTTGCCGGGATGTATCCTCCAGCACCTGCCTATCCTCTGCACCCAAGCTATGCGGCTCTTCGTGGGATAGCAGTCCACGATAATAGAAATTCCAGTATCGTCAAATCCGGTATTTGTCAGCTTGGAATTGACCAGAATCTTGTAGTCTCCGCGCTTAAAGTCCTCAAAGATGTAGTTCTGAAGCTCTCTGTCCATATAGCCATCAACGTGTACGGCGATCTCAGAGCCGATCTCAGTGTTGAAACGGTCAACTAGGCTCTTGCTATAGGCTATAGATGGAGCGAAGCACAGAGCGCGTCTGGTGAGGCCGTTGCTATGTTTGACATAGTTCTGCACGATATCGCCAGCCAGCGTGTCATCATCCAGCATCTTCTGGCCCAGAGCCTCCGGATCATAGTCGCTACCGCCAGTGCTGAGCGCCTTTGTCTTGATGCCAGAAGCGTCAACTGACCTGCCCACATAGTATTCCGTTGGAGTGAGCCAGCCTTCATCAATCAAGTCTCTAGGCGTACAAGTCACTATCAGGTCATCGTACAAGCCTTCAGCAGCCATACCTTTCGAAAACGGTGTGGCCGACAAGCCTATCCAAACAATACCTGTGAGCCGCCTCATAAGCTCTGTCACGCCTTTGTAGAGCGTGTGGCACTCATCTACTACCGCAATGTCAAAGCTGAATCTCTTGCGCCTGAGAGCCGTCTGGATGCTTATGATCTGTATCTGCTTGTTCGGATCATACCTCGGATCGTCGCCTTGCATGACGCTATAGCTGGCTCCCAAACTATCGAACACAGTCGTGGTCTGAGTTAACAGCTTTAACCTGTCTACAAAAAAAACAGCCCGATAGTCTGGGTTGTGTCGATTCTTCTCCACAGCGTTCAAGAGTACATACGCTGCAATATGCGTCTTGCCCATACTACAAGGCGCTGCCAGCACTGGTCTCTTGTGGCCTGACCGCAAGCTGGCGCGTAGTGCGTCAACTGCGGTCTTCTGATGTGGCCTAAGCTCAATTGACACAGTAGCTACCGCATCTGTAGGTTGGAGTCCACGGCTCGCAGTTCTCAGCTCCTGCCGGGATACCAACGTACTCGTGGCCTGTGGCCTCCCAGCGGTGACGCTCATCGCACAGCTCGTCCTGATAGTCCATGTTGCTTGCGAAGGCGAAGAGCGCAAGCAGGACAAAGCCTGCCGCGCTGTACTTGATTCTCTCTGCTCTAGTCATTATGGAACCTCCCGAAGAAACTTCTCAATCTCTGAGCGTGTCATCTCATCAACAGCTTCCTGCATCTTAGCTCTGAGAGCTTGCGCGCTGTCAAGCGATCCGCTGTTCATGAATAGCATCAGAGCATTCGTGATTTCTGCTGAGTCAGCGCACAGGCTGAACGCTTCGTGCAGCACGTTGTGAGCTGCGTCAGTGTTTTCAGGACAAATAAGTTGATCCTGCACATCTTCAAAGGCTTGTCGATCAAGGACATCAAAGTCAACTTGACCGTCAACTGTAGCGCGTTTGATTTCTTCGTAGGTTGACATTGGTAGGTGATCTAACATTCGCGTTCTCCGTTAAAGGAGCCGCACCGCGCAGCTCCATCATTCGTATTATACACAGGCCTTACACTAACGCAACACCTCACGCCATATTCTTTTTCAGCTCCTTCAACCTATCTCCGAGGCGATCATGAAACTGAAGCAGCGCAAGATACATCTCCTCCTGTCTATCTTCATCAGTCTGAAATGTGCCGTACTTGTTTTTGCCATTGGAGCCGAAAAACAATGTTAAATAGAGCTTCTCGCCATCTGCGTCAGACACATCAAGCTCAGCCCAACGATTGCCCAATTTGATATTCACATCGGTCACACGGTGACAATTGATATCTGTACTCATTCGCTTTCTCCTTAGACTCGAACAGTGATTCGGGCGCTGACAACTTCCTGCTTCTTGGTGTGAGCGCGAATAAATTGTGGTGACAGCTTGAGCTTGACCGCTTTCATGTCCAGCGTCTTACGCTCTGCTACGGATACTGTCAGGATGCCGTTGTTGCCTTTGTACTTGCCAGCACCTGCTTTTTTGAAGTCAGCTATCAGTGATTGCTGAGCAGCTTTCAGGCCAGCGATCTGAGCTTCTAATTCTACGATTCGGTCTATCTGTTGAGCTTGTGACATTCGTTTATCCTCGCAATGTGAGCTGCACCATGCCTCTCACTGAATACAATCTTAGGCTATTACTCACACCGTGTCAACACATCTTTTACACTTTTCTAGGCGAAAATGTCATTTAGATGCTTTGGGACACCATAGTCATATTCAGAGCGTGGTACGAGAGATCAAGATTACAAGAACGCCTTCACCATCCATTGGTCGCCGCGTCTAGCGCCATTCATGTCCGCTGAGCTTGTTTGCCGCCTTCGCTTCGCTGGTCAGGCGCGGTCGCATCAAACCCGTTGATCTATCGTGTTCCAGCTTATTAGCTCGCCGTGAGCATGATCCGTGAGTTGTACGGTCAGGATTTACCACACCGGACAATCAGGATAATCCAAACTCAAAAATAAATCTACGGACAAAAACGCATTTTTTTTTGGCATTTTTGTCCGTGACTTTGTGGTATTATTGTGTTGTGCGGTCTTCGTGCTAAGAAACAGCACCTTGCACCCGTCAGCAAGCGGATTCCCGCCAAATCCCGTTGATCTTTGATCCGGCTGATCGCACTACTATTCACCGCTTGACACGCCCGTCACACTCGCTTACACTCGCCTTTCCTTTTACACACCTTGACGGGATAACTATGGAAAACATTGAGTTTTGGAAGTCCTTTGCCAAATGCAGAGGCAAGTTCGTTACACCTGAAAAAGATCAAGTCAACAAGCACACCAAGCAGAAATACTGGTCTGTAGCTGTGCTGAACGATGCAGCGCGGGACTGCTTTGGTGATGAGATCGTGTACTACTTCACCGATGTCAACGCTGAGGATCAGGTAGGCTGCACCATCACGTTGATCCATCTCAAGAGCGGTCAGTCACATTCCCAGCTCACGCTAGTCGATAAGGTCAAGAAGACCGAGCAAGGCTGCGGCACTGGCTACACCTACGCCAAGCGCTACTGCCTTATGGGCCTGTTCGCTCTCGGCGATCCTGAAAATGACAATGACGCGCAGCACGATGAAGAGCCCGCTGAGACCGGCAATATAAACAGCATCAAGGCTGACTGCGAGAAGGCTGGCATGAATCTGGAGACCTGCCTGCGGTCTGTGAAGGCTGACAATTGGAACCTGAGCGACAGGCAGATCAGCCAGCTGAGGAAGATTCTCAAAGAGCGCGAGCAAGTATCTCAGCAGGACTCATTCCTATGAGGCACTTTTACCACGAACAAGGCTCTGATGAATGGTTGAGAAGCAGATGCGGCTTTATCACCGCATCCAACTTCTCAAAGCTCGTAACGACTCAAGGAGTTAAATCTAAACAAGCTGATACCTATCTTAACGCTGTGATTGCTGAGCGTGAAGTGCCGATACCCATCGACACCTACAAAAGCGCTGCAATGCAGGAAGGCAACGATTTGGAAGATCAGGCCCGCTCTACCTTTGAGCTGCTGCACGATGTCAGCATTAAGCAGGTTGGCTTGGTAGCTCTGGACGATCACGATGTTGGATGCTCACCAGACGGCCTGTGGGCCGATACAGGCATCGAAATCAAATGCCCACAGCGGAGTACGCACATAGGCTACAGACGCTCTGGTAGGCTTCCTAGCGCCTATTTCCAGCAGGTGCAAGGCACTATGTGGATTATGGAGCTGGATTACTACTGGTTCTTTTCATTTAGGCCAGAGCACAAGCCGTTCATTATCAAGGTAGAACGTGACGATGAATGGATAGACAAAGCGTCCAAGATAATTATCGAGGCCGCAGAATTAGTAGATTCAGAAACAAGGAGACTGATAGATGGATAAGTATGAGAAGAAGGAATGGGTGCAGCTTACTGGGATAAACAAGTCAAAGTATGATGATGACCAGTATTACGCCAGCATCAAAGAGGAAGACATGAAGGCTCTGTTTGAGGCTGTCAACTCAGGCCAGATTGGGAAGAGCGAGTATGGGTATGACCTGAAAGGCTGGCTGAATACCAACAGCAAGACAGGCGCTAAGTTTATTTCGTTGAAATGGGAGCGTGTAGCGAGCGAAAAGCCTGATGACGTTCCACATGAAACAAAAGAAGATTACTCGGATATACCATTCTAATGAAAGTTGTCGAATTTGAGAAAGCTGAGCGGCAGATCAAGAACCAAGCAGTTAGAGCCTTTGTTGATATGGGATATTCGCAGGCCATCGAGTTTGAGGATTACGATGAAATGCGGAGAGCCTACTGGTCAATCAAAGGCTGGCTACGCGGCAAAGATATTACGTTTGACGTTCAGCAGGTCACTAATGGCGGGTTCCACATTGTAAAGGTGCGTAAGAGTGCCGAGTGAAACTCCCAGAGCAAAGGCATTACGGTTGCTTCAGCAGCTTGTCAGGATGAAGGCTGCTGATGACAACGGTATGGCTAGGTGCGTGTCGTGCAACAAGCTGGTGCATTACAAGGATGCAGATGGAGGCCATTGGCTCCCGAAAGGCGCAAGCAGTCGCTGGGCGCTGGAAGAGTGCAATGTGCACCTGCAATGCAAAGGTTGTAATGGGTTTGGCATGAAGCACGGCACTGCATCACAAGCCTACACGCTGCACATGATTGATATGTACGGCAAGGATCATGTTGATCACATGATTGCTACAAAGAACCAAGTCCACAAGCTCTACAAGGCTGATTATGATGACATGATTAAAGACTTGAGAGCGCAAATCAAAGAACAGGAGAAGAGGCTGAAATGACGGGTCAGCATTGGATTATAAACAGCGAGCATACGCTAGAGATGTTCAAGCAACACATTGATGAGTGCTATCGCAAGGACAAGTATCTTGTCATGCAATGGAAGACGGGAAAACAGCGTAGCGTCAAGCAGAACAGCTCATTGCACCTCTGGTGCGAACAGCTTGCAGATGCGCTGAACGAGAAGAACCTAGACGTAAAGACAGTGATGGAACACAAGAAAGAGATACCGTGGACTAAGTACGCTGTCAAAGACTACCTATTTAAGCCAGTGCTAAAAACACTGACAGACCAAGAAAGCTCAGCAGATGCAAACAAAATAGACTACATCAAGGTCTATGACATCCTGAACAAGTACCTCGGAGAGAAGCTAGGCATCCACATACCGTGGCCTTCGCATGAAAGCGATCTTTGAGATACCTGACATCTGGTACGACATCGCTGAAGACACTCCAGAAACGCTCAACAGACGCAGTATTAACAAGCACAGTAAGGTAGTAGGCACTATCGGAGAGCTTGCTGTGGCTGAGCTTCTGGCCTGCTATGACGTACCGTACAGCTTTGTAGACGGGTTTGATTATGACTTTCTAGTGGGCAACTGCCGGATTGATGTCAAAACCAACGCTCCGAAGTATGTACCTCACGCAGACAGTAGAGTCTTGCTGACAGACTACCAGCGTCACCAGAAGTGCGATCATTACATATTCACCGTGGTGAACATCCTAGACAACACCTGCACCGTTATGGGTCACTGTTCTAAAGAGTGGTTCTGGTCTACCGATCTAGCTATAGAGCGCAAGCGTGGTGAAAAAATAACCAACACAGCCGTCAAAGAAGATGCTAGGCTAGTCAAGTACAAGCATCTGTCTGACATCGAAGAGGCAAAAAAATGGAAGGCATTAGCTTTATCTTAAAGAACCCAGAGGACTGCGAGGAATGGCTGAAGCGGGCTCCTCACAAGTTCAATAGCCGCGATCTTAATTACATAGCAACGCTGGCTTGGAACCTGTCACACCTAGAAGACTTTGTATTCGGTGATGAAACTCGAAGCAAAGAGTTCTTCAAGTATATGGAAGAGACTGACAGATACGGATCAGAGCTGCACTAAGGCTCTGTTGCGGATGTGCGCGGCTGCGATGTCAGCCTTGTTCTGCCCGTAATACGGTACAGCGTGGTGAGCCTTGATCATCTCGTCGCAAAGCCATTTATCACCAACGCAGAAGTCACCTAGATATCTGCCGTATTTGCCTTTCTCTCTAGTCTTGAGCAGAATGTGATCGCTACTCAGGAAGTCTTTGACAAACTTCTTCGAGGCTTTACCGTATTTTTTCTCTTCCACATCTCTAGTGCGAGATTCGGGAGCGTCAACGCCGTATAAACGAATACGCTGCTTACGAAGATAAACAGACCAACCCAGAGAAACATTGACATCAATAGTATCTCCATCAACGACTCGAACAATCTCACAAACGTAGATATAAGGATCATACATACTCGCCTGACCTGATTATATCGGTAAGCTCTAACGCTCTACCGCCTACCTGCTTAGCCCAGCGACTGTCCAGAAACTCAGTGCTTGCAGTTTCATAATCTCCTTGCTCCATCCCGGCCAGAGCCCGCTTAAATAAACGGAATCTTGTTGCGCCCAGATTCAGGAAGATATTAATTATTGCCTCTTGACGCACCTCATCCAGATCACCAAACCACGCATATTCAGTGCTAAGCTCTTTAATGCAGCGCAGGATGTCATTAGACAGCAGGTACTCAATCTCATCCATTGATAAACCGATACCGCCTTCTGGGTCAATGTTTCTACCAACACCAATAGTCAGCTTGCCGCTTGAGCATTTGTACGCATGAGTCTCAACGCCTTCGTGGCGCTTTAGTTGTTCTATGAGCCTGTCCATCTTATTCACTTCTGAGAGCCTCCGTAGAAGAACGCCGCGCAGGTTCCCAGTATCCCGGATAGCTGGCCCAGCACGAGTGAAATTATGGTCTCATCGTTTTGATCGTGCGGCATAATCGTTACAGCCATTACATAAGCTCCGTACAGCAACAACGCCAATATGCAAAACACCTTTGGCGTAAGGTCTCCAGAAAACTTATTCCTAGCATCCTTGCGGTCTTCGACTTCAGTCTTAAATGACTCAAGGTCTATCTCCATCTCTCGGATGCGATTCTTAAACTCAGCGTCAGCCTGCTTTAGTAAAACCGCTTTCTCCGGCTCTCGCTCAATCAGGTCTTCTATCTCATTTGCTGTAGCGTCTGGTAGATTGAGTTTCTGAGCTGCGATCTTTACAGCCATACCGCTGAGAGGCCCGCCAGCAGCAGAGGCTATGGTAGGAGCGAGGCTTTTGAGTAGGCCACCTAGTTTCATTTGAACAATAACACCAGTTGGATTATAAGTCGGAGATCAGCTATCGCTTTTGTCCACGCCTTCGGCGTTTTCCTCCGCAACAATATCGTCTATTGTGTCGCAGACATCAGGCACTACCACGCCAGCCGTAGCAGACAAAGCAGACCGCCCAACAGCACGGATGCCTTTGTAGAATTGCGAGCAGTATATTTCCTTGTTGTCGATTACACCTTGCACGGATGTGCAGCTTGATAAGGTAAACACAAACAATAGACAGATCAGTCTCATTTCATTTTCTCCAGTTGCTTAGCAGCTTCTTGGTTTATAGGCTTTACCTTCTCTTGAGACTCAAGATACTCTTTTAGCCTTTTCTTGTAATCGCTCATGCTGTGGTCAGCAACTCTATCCTTCATGCCGCCTCTGTCAGCTATTCTGGTGTCCTTACTGGGATTGATATAGTCTGGGCCTGTATTGCTAAAGTATAGCATTGTTTGTGACTTAGAAGGCCCGTAGAGCAGCCGTGGGACTCGTGCAACCATATCACTGCCATTGACGCAGGATATCTGGTTGTCGAGCTTCATCGGTCTCTTGAAGCCTTTGAAGAACGTATTCGGCTTACCGAACGTGATGAGATTAATGTTGTCGTGCTTGCCGTTCATCTTGGCAGCAGACATCTCTGCCAGCGCACCGCCTAGACTGTGGCCTGTAAACATCGTGCGCTTCTTTGGGTCAATGTGCTTCTTGGTCGGATGGCGGATAGGAGCGGGTTGTAGAACGAAGCCTGCGTGGCACATCCTACCGGCATACGGAACCGGGATAGCCGTCAGGTCTGTGAGAATATCGTTTAGCTTCTTCTCCGTACCACGAAACGCAATGACATCAATGGTCTTGCGCTTGATCACAAAAGCCGTGGCTCCTGTGAGCTTGTTTTCAATCTTGATAGCGTCCTTGTTCTTCTTGTTGTAAGCCTTCTCTGACCAGCTTGCAGCCATATTTAGTAGAACAGGATCAAGTTTCATTTTTCAGCCTTGTTGTCTAGTTTCTTAAAGATTGCACCGAGCGTTTCTTTAATCTCTCGGATGTCCTCTCGGTAGTCATCCTTCGAAACGTACTTCTCAGGAATAATCTTTAGCTCGTCATTTATTTTATCTAATGTAGAAAATGCTCTGTTGACTAATACACCGCCTAAGAACCCAGCCACTGCAATAATTATGTTAAATAAAAGTTGGTATTCCATTACTCTGCGTATCCGATAATCAATAATGCTGTGTACCAAATAAGACCAAAACCAAGCACAGCACAACCTAGTACAAACGTGCCATCAATCATCATCTTACGTCTGGCTGCTCTAGCTTTAGCAATTTGCATCCTTCTTTCTCGTATGCGCTTTCTATCACGCATCATGTCCTTATAATGTTGTTCGGACATATTCCACACAATTAAAGTGCGGAGTTGGTTTTCCATCTGCTCCATTTGGTAGCGAGCATTTAAGTTCTGTAGAGCTTCAGCCTCTGGGCTGTTACGCGAAAAGTAATCACCGCTTTCCGCTTTTACCTCCGCCTCTTTAATCGCATCAGCGCAGTTAAAAAAGGTCTGAATCTTACCTACACATTGTTGGAAATCACCGTTTGCCTCAGCTACAGCTTCGCAAAACTGCACGGCCTTTCTAGCTCCCGCGATAAGCATTCCTATTTCTGCGACAGCCATTAGTAAACTCTCACTCCATCTTGAGTCGGGTCTACCAATATCGGCTTACAATAGGCTGTAATATTTATTGATGTACTTGGGCTTCCTCTGCGCCTTAACTTAGCCGCAAACGAATTACAGGTATCTAGGTTGTAAAAGCACATAGCTTCCCGACAGGAGTCGTTAGCTACTTCCACTCCTCCGATGGTCATTATCAATACAAATACATGAACCACGGATCATTCCGGAGCAGGCTCCTCAGCAGGAGCTTCCTCTGCTGGAGCTTCTTCGGCAGGTTCTTCCTCAGCAGGATCCTCTTCTTCAACCGGCTCAACTGGAACAGATTCTGGAATAACTTCACCTTCAGCGTCTAACCAAGAGCCATCTTCTTGCACGGCACATCCAACGCTCAAGTAATCTTCTACTTCTACTGCGGTTCTCAAAACGTCTGGGTGAAAACATTCTTCCAGTTCAAAACCTTCTACGGCAGTGTAGATTTCTGCAATAGTATTACCTTCCATTCTGACAATCATTTTTAATACTCCACAATCACAAAACCATAACCACCAGTGGCGCCAACACCACCACCTCCGGGAAAAGAGCCTGCGGTACTTCCACCACCAGTACCACCACCATTTACACCCATTTGATTGTATCCACCGCCCGGACCAGTTCCTAAGAAATCCATAGAAAAAATAGGATGAGTTACTGGCTGATATTTTGGTTCACTTGATGTGCTTGTATGGAAACCTCCGCTAGTATTTAATCCTGCATATCCAGTATTTCCAGAAGCTATCGCTCCACCTCCAGACGTTCCGGGTTGTCCGGGTCTGCCACCATTTCCAAACAAATTAGCAACACCACCTCCAGCAGTGCTACCTTGTCCTCCTGTATGGTTAATGTCACCTCCTACCCCAGTTCCTCCAACTCCATTTGTGTTAGCTCCTTGAGTAGCAGAAACAAAAGTTCCAAATGATGACGCAGAGTATCCTGTAGTGACAGCTATATTAGAGCCGGGAGTTACATTGCAAACTTTCATTGCAAAGCCGCCACCGCCACCACCGCCAGAGCCACCGGCTCCCCACAATCTTACTCTGACTTTAGAAACACCTACAGGAACAGTAAACGTCCTTGAGTAAGAAAATGTCTCGACTTGGCCGTTACCAAATACACCGCTAAACGGGTTATATAAATTTGACGTTTGTGTCGGGATACTCATTTTAATCTCCCAGCTCTATGTTGCGACCTGATATCAAGCCATTGACACCATCAGAAAACTGACTTCTAAAATCGAAAAACTCAGATGTCCCAGATGGGTAATTTGTATTTAATGCTGTTGATCCAGAAACCTGCACAATTCCACTTCCTCCAGCAGAACAATCAGAAGCAGCAACTCCTAATAGTGGAGATGTCTTCTCATTCAAAGTCACAGGAGCGCTTAGTGTTACGTTTTGAACAGTCTTCAAAACATATCCAGTTGGCCTGACTCTAACTTTTCCAATCATGTGAGTTGCATCAGTGCCTCTTCTAAATATCACATGAGCAGTATCTCCGTCTGCCGGAATAATATCGCCACCCATATATTGGTCTGATGAGCTTAGGTTGGTTAATATTTGATCTTGTGCCTGCGGGTCTATATTTATTGTTGTTCTGCCTTTCCAAATATAGCCCGGATAACTACCAGCGCCGGTAGTATTAAGAACAAAATATTGTCCGTTTCCTGTCGTGCCGTGGAGTGATCCATAATTATTTGTAGTTGCTGTACCTACATTACCAATTCGCCAATCACCGCTTGAAGTTCCAGTTACGCTAGTAACTCCATCAGTCCCACTGTTGTTATGCCACGGAAACAGAAGACCGCCGTCAGCACTCATTATTATATCGCCATTCCATCTGTTGTAGGATGAAGAACCGTATCCATTCAGTCTATTAAAAGAACCTACACTCGTACAATTTGGAAATGAGTTATCTGTTCCTCTAAATAAAGGATATTCACTGTAAGGAGGACTTCTATAGATAGCGTAGAAAATACCTCTTTTATCAACAATCATTCTCTGTGTGCCGGCCATAGTACGGCTAGTATCCACCGAAGTAGCCGTGTTTACTTGGCTCATATCTGTTGAATCATATATAGAGAAATAAAGCTGAGTAGCATTGTTGGCCCAAGAGAAAAGAAAATACGTTGGCTGGTATGGTATTTGTGTAACACAAAACTGATGCTGACCAGTTGCAACAATAGTAGGAGAAGTATCTAGTACAGTTTCAGACGTAATTTCTGACATCGTTGAGTCATACATTCTAACTGTTGGTATGTTGTTGTTGTCTTCATGACATACTACGACAATGTTTCCATTTGCCAATTTTGTGATATCAACTTTTGGATACCAATTAGATGTGGTAAAAGTCGCAAGCTCAGTTGTGCTTATTGTTTGATAATCTTTGTCCAGCACACGAAGATGATGGGCAGTGCTAGTAGCATAAACAATCGCTATGTTTCCGTTATCTAATTGAATTCCTCTCACATAATAAATGTTAGAAGACTCACCAATTGAAGTTAGTGTTCCTACCCAAGTAGACTCATTTGTAGTAACAGGTAATGATCCCACTACAGTTTGATTTGATGCCGCAGTAAACTGAGCAGTGTTTGGAGTAGAGCCTCCTCTTGCGTAACCATTAACATTTGCAGTTGTTGATGCTAGTACAACTGGATCAGAAGAAAGATTCTCACCACTGCCAGCGTAATTTGTTTGATCTATTGTGACGTAGCCAACTTCATTTAATGGAATACCATCGGTTCTATACTCATTGGTGTCTCTACCTCCTCCAGATACATAGAACCTCAATTCTGAATTAGCCAGTATTAAACCTCTAGCGCCAGCGTTCTGTCTTGAGCCAAAGTTATTTATTGTCGGGCCTTGAGCCACGCCGAGATAATCTATTACTTGTGCCTGATTCCATTCAAAACCACAAGCATGATAGAAAAAATTATCTGTGCTAGGTATGCTTTCAAAATACAAAAGTGAATGTTGAGCAGGCGCATTACTGTTATCCCAAGATAAAGCAACGTGAGATGAAGGCCAACCTCCAGCACTTGTCCCGTCTTTTCCGTAAAGAACCAATTTTTCTGTGGCATTCAAACCAAAAGCTACTGCAATAATTTTATCAGAAGAAGAAACTGCAACCGCTACACAAAGAACACTGCTTCCAGCCATCGGGCTTGAGTTAATTGTTTCAGAAATAACATTAGTTGAGCTGGAATTGTAGGATTTTCTTAGAATCTGATTTGATGTACTATAAACAATGTGAGCAACACCGCTTGAATCCATAGCCAAATCAAAATTTGAGGAATACTGCGTATTGGTATTTACAGTTTGCTGTGTGCCAAGACCAGATGAATTAACGGTTCTGAAATAACAATAATTAGAAGTATTGCCGTATGCAAGAGCATACGTTCCATTGTTAAAAGATTTAATTCTTATTGTTGTGGTTGATGAAATAAGCGACCGAACAGAACCAACAGTTGATCCCGTATTGTCAAAAAGCTGGACATGACCAGTAAGGCTAGTGCTGCCCGTCCAAAAGACAGCAAAACCACCACTGGAATCTGACGCAACTGCCAATGATCTGTTCTCATAACTTCTGTATGTGCTATTAAGTTGATTGACCACTGTCGGAGAAACAACACTTGTGCCGTCAGGTTGGTCTATTTGAAAAACAACATCAAGATACTCGCTACTTGTGCCGGGATTGTTGTAGCTTCTGAGATATACAGAAACCACATTGCCATTGCTTAATACAGCCGCAGCAACACCATTTCCCATCGCTGTCTGCGATGTGGGAGTTTGAGAAGTGATGGTTTTTCTGCTGTATAAGCTATCCTCACCTCGATAGTAATTTATCTCTCTTTGAGATGCTTCAAAACTTGCGGTAGCGACAAAATCATCTGGTATCTTTCCAGTTTTTGATGCTGTCTTGTATATCAGGTCTCCTTTCTGGAAACCGTCTACACTGAAAACCGTTTTTGTTTGTGATGCTGCGGCATCGCCTGATATTGAACGTCCCATTTTTAAGCCTCGTATCCGTAAACATTAACGGTGACATTATCTATGGTTGAATTGGCTACTATATTTTTGCCAGATGATGCGACTATTCCTGTTCTCTCAAGGACATCGCCTTGCCCCAACGCGACATCATACTCCAAGTATTCAGCTTGAGTCGGTGTTCCAGAAGCCGCTACAGCCAAACGAATGACCGCAACGCTAACATTGGGATTAGTAATATTTACGTTAAACGTAGCAGTATTAGAAACCGGGACTGTGTAGACCGTAGTATCTGTAGCCGCCGTAAGTGCTGATTGTCCTAGAGTTCCAGTAGCCATAATCAAAATCCTGAAAAGAAGTAAGCCTTGCTCTCTGCAAATGATTCAACTGTAGCCCACGATGTCGTAGAACCATCAGTAGTTAAGTATTTTCCTGCGTTACCAGTTTGGTCTGGCAGCGTTTCTGCCCAGCTCAATACGGTTCCATTAGTTGTCAAAAACTCACCAGCATGACCAGTTTGTGACGGTATCTCGTCCGCTACAATCTCCCAAGTCATGCTAGAACCGTTAGACTTCAGGTACTTATTTACCTCGCCGGTAAAGTCTGGAGCATTAGTTATCTGGCTCCAGAGGATGCTTGTGGCGATGTCTGCGGTGTTCTGCCAGCTAGTGCCATTATATACCCGAAATGTTGTTGACGTTGTATTAAAGTACAGAGCGCCCGTCTGAAGCGGATTGCCGTCATTATCGGTTGTGGGATCGGCAGACTTAGCTCCTAAGTAAATATCCTGAAATTCATCCAGCGTGTTCTCTGCGTCAGTTGCGCTGTTTGCTGCCGCCGTAGCGGAGTTCGCACTAGCCGTAGCACTGTTCGCGCTATTTGTGGCGGAATTGGCACTAGCAGTCGCTGAGTTCGCGCTATTTGTGGCATAAGTTTGGCTATCTGTTGCCGAGTTCGCTGACGCTGCCGCAGAATTTGCGCTGTTTACAGAATAGGTCTGACTATTTGCGGCTGAGTTGGCGGATGCCGTGGCAGAGTTAGCACTAGCTGTTGCCGAATTAGCCGCCGCCAAAGCACTAACAGCAGCGTCAGCAGATGTGCCTACCCAGTAGGTAGGACGGTTCGCAGGATCGGTAGGATCATTGCCTACGTTACCGCCTTGCCGAGATGTATACAGAATACCATCAGTGCCAACTGCATTCTGGTTCAGATCGTAGGTTCTAGTGGATATCCACGCAAAGCTAAGCAGTACCCAGTACGCTGACGCGGTAGATGGATTGTTGTTTAGATTGCTGCTTTGCAGGCTCTGGTATTGCTCACCGTTATAGGAAACTACAGCGCCTTCCTGATAGGTTATTCCAGCGTTCCATTCTACCGAGTACAGTAATGACCAGTATCCTGTGGTAGTAGTAGGATTGTTGTTCTGGTTAGATGGAACCAGAGATCGGTAGTAAACACCGTCACTGCCTATCACTACCGAATTGGTAGAGTAAATCTTGGTAGCAACCCACGGATCACCAAACGAGCTTGCCGTCTGGCCTACTGGGTCTCTAACCAGTATCTGAACATCATTCTTGTCTACCAGTATCGCCTTAGCGACACCATCAAAGAATATGTTTGGCTGCCTGCCAGCCGCTGTTAGCACTACCGGATTCGTGTTAGGAATAGTAAAGTTAATGTCGCTATACGTTGTCTTTGGCGTGGTAGTGCCAGACTCGTAGAAATATATCTTACCGCTGCTGAGCGGATCGCCAGCGTCATCAAAGTATTGTGCGTTTATCTCGCCAAATCTAGCCATTATATATCGCCTCTTAAACGCTCTGTCTCTCTTTCATACTCTTCTATTGCTTGCGGCATAACTGTTGATGGTGTTCTTACCGCTCTTGTTGTTGGCATTTGTCCTGTCGCCATTCTCTCTACAAGAGCCTCAGCTCCTTCTGTAGTTTTCTGTTCTAATCCTCTTCTAACAATTGAAGCAGGTATTGCAATTGATGCTGTAGTTCCAAGATCAGCATATGCGCCACCTATTGCTAATGCTTGCATTAAACCACCTGAAGTTGGATCAAGTTTCGCGCCAAGCCGTGACAACTGCTCTCCAGTTGTAAAATTAACAAAGTCAAGCATTGCTTTTTCTTCTTCTTTAGTAAAAAACCTCATTTGTTTCTTGTCATTTAGTATGCTGTTGATTACTTGTTTGTACCTATTGATTACATTCCCACCAGAACCAGAAGAGCCGGCTGACCTTTGCGCTTTTTCAAACGCTTCGTTTATCAGCTCAGCTTTTTTGAATCGAGAATTAGCCAATCTTGCAGACTTAATTATATTGGCATCTCCACTTCCAAAATTTTCAATAGTTTCATCTATTATATGTGTTAGCTCTCGTATAGATTGATCCGTATAATTACTTTTCCTATATCTGTCGTACATTGCTCTTCTGAGCTTTTCTAACTGAATAAGATTTTGCGGTTTTTTTGAATAATTTTTTAACATCTTCAAAGCAGCAGTCATTTGATCGTCTACTTCAGGACTATATGTGCCTTCATCGGCAACAAACCTTCTTGCTTTGTTGTAAAGACTTCTCATTGCAGGAACGTCATAAACTATTCCGGCATTGGTAGCTTTTTCATAGATGTCGTTTTTCAAAGCTCTAGCAGCCTCTACAGTAGGATTGCTGTCAAACTGCTGCATTCTTCTGCCAAAAGACCTACCAATACTTCTTATGGCTGGAGCGGCAAAATTTAATCCTATTTGACTGACACCACCAAAAAATGTTGAAGGTATAGCTAATTCAAAAGCACTTTCTAACCTTTCTCCCGGCTCTCCAGTTGCAAATCCGTAAACTCCGCCAGCGGTTCCAGAAGTTGCCGCTGTTCTTGCAACGCTTGGTGATGTTCCCATAGCTACTCTTGGAACTCCTCCAGCTATAGCTCTTTCTACACCAATGCCTGAAGCTAAAGCCGGAACCATTTCCATAAAGAAAGCCTCGTAAGGCCGTTCTTTTTGATATTCTTCAATAAGATTTCTAGTAAGACCAAGATAATCATTAAAATCTTCGCCAAAAGGTTTTTGTTCTTCTCCTCTTACAAACCTGCCAACTCTATCTTTAGTTGCCATCAACGCTGCGGCAGCATTTTCCGCAGCTCCCATAGAAAATCCTCTGGCAGCAGTTGCGGCTCTAGCGCCCGGAGTAACGCCGCCACCAGACATCGTGGTTGGCTCGTATCCGCTTTGACTTGCAAAACCGATCATTTCACCAAACTCATCATCCGTAAGCTCCAGAGAATCAGCAAAAATACCCATTGGCATTTTGTCTTTATACTCTGCATTCCATAATGCGTGAGCTAACTGAGCATTTGAGACATTCTGATAATCAGGATATCTTTGCTTAAATAAATCTAATTTTTCGCTCATGGTCTTCTCGGAGAAAATAAATCAAGAGGATCGTTTTGTAGTGATGGAACCTCAATACCATATTGTCTGGCTATCTCTGGCTCTTGCATCAGCTTGTTCATTATATTGGTATACGTTTCCTCTAATCTTGTCAGAGTACGCAAAAACTCTGCATCAGACATATCTGGATTCAACGCACCTAGAGTATTAGATAAAAGCTCCAATTCTCCTTCTGTAATGCTTCCTAACGCACCGCCAGTTTTGCTGGCTTCTCTCATTTGCTCTAATCGTGTGAATGCTGTGTTTCCTTTGATAGTGCTAATTCTTTGCGCCATATCAAAGGCAGGCGATCCTTCTACTGAACGCATTCTAGCGCCCATAAATCCAGTCACAGGAGTAAGCGGGCCTTGATTCTCCACCATGTTTCTTACAGATGAAATCTCGTCTAAAACAACATCAACATAAGTTGCGCGTTGTCCTGTCCGCTGCTGTTCTTGGGACTCTGATTCAGCTTGTTGTTGCGCTTCTGGACTGCCCGGTATCAACTCATAGCTTTCTACCTGACCTTGATCGTTGTATACAGCTCTATAACCGGTAGGAATGCTTCCTACTTGCGGCATATTAATAGTAGTTCCACCAGAACCTATTCTTTCTGGCTTTCCAGTCCTTACGTTCATCCGATAAGAACCTTTTGGATCAAGGCGATACAAAGCTATTTCGCCTTCTGTGAGTGGCCTATATTGCTCTTCAGGCTTGACCTCAAACCCACCAACAGCCTCAGCAGTAGGCGCTCCACCAGCTCTGCGGCTTATCATTTGGCCTTGCTCTGTAACCATATCAGGATCGATATACTCTACCGGAAGGTTGTTTAAGAAAGTGTTTACTTCTCTCATAACAACGTCAGGTCTTCCAGCAACTAACGCATCACGCAACATTCTAGTGTCAGATTCATCTTCACCCATTCGATGCAAGATGTTCATTCTGTCAACTAATATGCTTATAGCTTCATTGGTGTTTTCGTTTTCTAAAGCTCTTTTAATTTGACGAGCATCTTGAATTGTTCCTTGAGTAAGCTGCGCTTGTCTTTTCTCTACTCTCAACGGGCGATCTACACCAAAACCAGAAAGAACACCACTACCAACCGCTTGCAAAATATCTCTAGGTAGTTGTCTGGCGCTTACTCTAGCTCGCGGCACTGAAAAAGCATCTCTGCTGCTCATGCCAGAGCGAGATGTAAATTCTGTGTTTTCTATTTTGTTAGGATCGTATGCATCAACCATGTTTACACCTTACCCAAATGCGCCTATAACTGTTCCGATGTTACCGCCAATGCCTGTTCCAATTGCTTTTGTAGTCTCACCAGACAGCATTCCGCCGACATTTTGTAAGCCACCAAGATTAGCGGGATTATAAGCACTTGCTTGACCCATAGCTGCGCCTGCTAGGTTTTGACCGGCTTGACCTATCAGGCCAGCAGTGTTCTGTGCGGCTCCGGTTTGCATACCTGCAAGAGTTCCAGCCTGCTGTCCTAACAGATTGCTTTGGTTAATACCTTGACTTTCCTGCAATCCAGCCAAAGCTGCCATCTGCGCTTGTATGTTTGACGCAATGTCCTGACCAGCTCTGAAGCGCTGTGCAGAGATATCTCTACCAGTGCCGTAGATGTTCTGTGCGCCTTGTAAGGCTCCGGTCATTCCGTAGTCAGCAAGCTGTCTTCCTGCGCCACTGGCAAGCTGAGAAAGAGCCAGCCCACGACCGCTAAAGATATCAGCAAGCTGCGATCCAGCTCCGGTCAACGCGCCTAAACCAGCCTGACCTGCTTGGAAACCCATTTGACCTCTTGCCATGCCAGCTTCTTGCAGTGCCTGCAATCCTTGACCACCAGCTCCGTAAGCCATTTGACCGGCTGTTTCTCCGGCTCTTTGCAGAGCTTGCAGTCCTTGACCTCCGGCTCCATACGCCATCTGACCAGAGATTTCTCCAGCTCTTTGTAGAGCGGCCAAACCTTGCTCGCCGCCTCTAGCAGCCATTTGGGCTCTTGCAGCAGCAGCTTGTTGCAACGCTTGTTGAGCTTGGCCTCCAGCACCGAATGCCATAGAGGCTTGCTGCTCTGCTGCTCTCTGTGTTGCTTGCTGCTGTTGCGCTGCTGATTGGGCTGCCAACTGAGCCGCCTGTTGCCCAGCAGCTTGTCTTGCCTGAAGCTCCTGCTGGCCTTGACCATAAGCAAATTGAGCGGCTTGCTCTCCAGCTCTTTGTTGTGCCTGTAAAGCCTGAGTTGCCTCAGTTTCACTAATTTGACCAAGCCTGACAGCTTCTTGAAGTCTGGCTTGTAGCGCCTGCTGAGCTTGCTGTGACTGCAATCCTGCTAACTGCTGTCCTGTACCAAGCTCTGCCTGAGCAAGTTGCCCACGCTGTGCAGCGAGCTGTCTAGCCGCATCCGTTTGCAGCCCAGCTTGCAATTGACCGGCCTGCGATCCTAGTTGCGCTTGCTGACCAGCAGCCTGTAGTCCTTGACCGCCTAACGCCTGAAGGTTCTGTATTTGCCTCTGAAGGTCTTGAGAGGCCAAACCAGTATTGAACCTAGCCAGCTCCTTCATGACGTTACCGCCACCCACACCTCCTCTAGCGGCTGCTGTACGCAATGCGGCACGTTCGCCTTGCTCTCTCAAAAATTGCATCTGTGGGCTTTCTTGGAACGCCTGATTAAAGGCTTCTCCGCCTAGCGCACCAGATAACGCAGCTTGCTGCTGTAGAGCTTGCTGACCTATCTGAGAATACGGATCAAACCTTTGCCCAGCAGCTCCAAACGCTTGACCTATCTGTTGAGAAGCCAAGTCTCTAGCGCTGGTAATATCGCCTAAACCAGCACCAAACTGTTGTGCAGCAGCTTGTTGAGCAGCCTGTATATCTCCTCTAGCGCCTCCAAAACCTGCTGCAAGCTCTCCTAAGCCAGTCTGAGTTCCTGACCGAATATCTTGCCTTGCTGTTTCTAATCCTGTTCCTAGAGCCTGTAGGCCAGTTTGAGCGCCTCTTGTTATGTCTCCTCTGGCTGTATCTACACCAGCCTGTAAAGCTCCTATGCCAGCCTGCGTTCCAGATTGTATATCGCCTCTGCCTGTTGCTAGACCTTGCTGTAACGCCGCTAAACCAGCCTGCGCTCCTGAAGCTATATCTCCTCTTGCGGTTCCTAGTCCTTGACCTAAAGCCTGTAGACCCGCAGCAGTGCCTTGAGCAATATCCTGCCTTCCAACGCCAATGCCTTGACCAAGAGCCTGTAATCCAGCCGCAGTTCCAGAAGCTATATCACCTCTCGCAACTCCAAGACCTTGACTAAGTGCCTGTAATCCAGCCTGTGCGCCTTGCTGTACGTTTTGCTGACCAGATTGAAGTCCTGCCGCTAAAGCCTGAAGACCTTGATTTGTCCCACCAGATATATCTGTCTGTCCAGACTGTAAACCAGCCGTGAGAGCTTGTAAGCCTTGCTGAGTTCCTGTTTGGACTGCACCACCAGCTTGCTGAGCAGCGTTTGCAATATCACCACGGGCCAACTGAGTTGCATCTAATACGTCTTGTCTAGCTTGATCAACGCCTCCAGCAATTGCCTGATTCGCTCCAGCCAAACCTAAACCCGCCGCTCTTTCAGCGCCAGCAAGTCCTGTCTGTCCTGCTGATCCTGCGCGTCCAGCTTGAGCAGTTGTAGACGCAGGAGTCTGCACAGTTTCAGCGCCACCTCCAGTGCCACCAGTTTTCACTGTATCGCCTCTGGCGGTGCTATATCTCTGCTGCACCTCAGCCAACGGCTTTCCAGTAGCTCTAGCCACATCGTCAGGAGTAACACCAAAACGATCCATCGTTGCCGCTATGGCTGTGTCATCTTGTCCTGTTTCGTTGATGTACCTAGCAATTAGGTTGTCTGGTACGCCATTGGGAAACTCTTTTGCTACAGCTTCCGGCCCCATAGCCGCATATTCATCTATCTGCTCAAGCTCTTTAGCTCTGGTAAATCTTGCTGTAGCTTCATCTAACGGCACACCGACTGCATTAGCAATTTCGCCTAAATCAACACCTTGCTTCACTATCTCACGATAGATGTCTCTATCTGACTTACCGCCTTGAGCTATAAAATCTTGCACCTTCTGGATTGGCGTTTTTTCAGCAGCGCCTCCAGCTTGTGTTGTTGCGCCTCCGCCATTGGTTGCGCCAGAGCCTTTTTGGTCTTGACCGTTTCCTAAAGCACTTTGCTGCGCTCTTTGAGCGTCTACGTTAATTGCGTTTCCTAAATCTTGATATTGTTTTGTTAGGTCTGCATACCTCGGATCATTTGGCCCGATCTGCTGAAGGACGTTTCCAAGTGCTTGTAATTCTCCCATTCTTGGGTGATTTTGTTGCGCGTTAAGACCTGCTTGCTGTCCTTCCCGAAGTCTACGGCGTTGATCTCTGTAACTTGCGGGATCAGGAGGAACATTAGTAAATTCTGTGCCAGTAGCACCTCTGCTCGGCCCGCCCGTTGTTGCGGGATTTGGCATTGCAGGAACGCCAGTACCACCAAGATTTTGCGGAACCTGATCGGCAATACCTAGACTTTGCACTGCACTCTGCACAGTGCCAGCAGGCATACCGAACATATTCTCCAAATCAGCAGCGCCCATACCTTGAGCAGAAGCATAAGAAAGAACATCACGCTGTAAATTTTCTGGGATAGGCTGTCCAGAGTTATTCAATCGCATCGCTGTAGTAATGGGATCAGCGCCGGGAATGGTTGCTGGCGGCTGGAAGTTACCACCCAAACCTTGCAAACTTGGATCGTTAGCTAATCTCTCGGAGATCATTGCTTCCATATCTTCTCTTGTTCTAGCCATTTTGGTTACCTATCGTATCCCATTCGTTGCTCGTACTCAGCATAGCCAGCGTAATCAAAATCGTCAGGCATTTGCTGACCGCCAAGAGAGGCGGCTTGGGTAGTCGCTACATTTGGATTGTGCAACATCTGGCGCTGCATATTCTGAAACTTAGGACTAATGTATGGACTTGTTGGGTCTACTCGCCCAGCCTCCATAGCTATATATTCAGGATTCGCTACAGCTTCTGGAAGTTGTTGATTAGCAAAAGACATATCAATGCTATTTTGGTATGGCTTCAAAGCACTATAATCTATTGCACCGCCACGAATCGCTTGCTCGTACATTGGCATACCAGCAAGTATTGATCCTTGAGCAGCAACATTTCCTCCGGTCATAGCCTGCATCTGTTGAGGCATAGTCTGCCCGTATATATCCATACCAGCCTGAGTGCCTGCTGTCATTGCAGCTTGCATACTCGGCAACGTATTACGAATATCAGCTCGCGCCATATTCGTTTGATTGGCTATAAACTCCCGAAGCAGCTCGTTGCTTTTTTCTTGCCGTTCTATTGCTTCATCGTTTCCGGGATCGCCAAACAGCTTTTTTACTAAATTAGTCATATCGAGCCTCTAATTCTTCGCGGGTTATACCCAACATCCATTGATCGTGCAGCTTACCGTTTTTCTGAAATGAAGCGCGTATCTTGCCTTCTACCTTCATTCCACATTGCATAGCAAACAATTTAGCATTCGGATAGCAAGTCGCTATCTCAGCGTTTACCTTTTTGTAAGTTGTGTTTTTGGTTATCCAACTAAAAAACTCTTTTGCACCTTTGTAGGCTTTTTTGCCTCTGTGCTTCTTTGGAACGATTGGATGTATCTCTAGTGTCGTTCCGTTCCTCAGCTCAGCCAACCACAAACCACAAACTTCATCATCTTCTTTATGAACAAACCAACCGCTATTCATGTCAGGTTGCCATTCATCTCTTGAAAAGTTGTCCTCAGATATTTCATCAAATACTTCGCTTTTCAAAACAAAGTCACTAATAAACTTTTCATCAGACGTTCTTTCAATCAAACCGCAACCCATCCTCTAGTTCTGTCTCCAGCAATACTGGGCTGCATCTTTCGATACTGCAACGATCCAGTTGTGCCAGTTTCATCAATATATAAACTGTACTGTCTTGCCTCTACAACGCCTTCAGGACTACCAATACCAATAATAGGTATGCTCAAAGCTACCTCTTGCGTGTACTGGCGAAACGCCTGAGCCATAGTGCCATCACCTTCTACTATCGGCTGAGCTACGTTTAGTTTGTACGTCATGCGACCGCTTCAATCTCAGCAGTCAGTTGTATCAACACTGGCTTGACAGGATCGCTCATTGTAAACCTAAACAGCTCAAATCGGGCTGCGCGCCCGTTCCTGCGCCAAATTGCACGATGATTAAACTCGCCAATCTTGCCTAGATTTCTATACCTAGTATCAGCCCAAGTTTTTCCATTCTTGCTTCTAGCCATGCCTATCTGCGGATCAATTGTTTCAGCGTTTCCTACACCAGACTCTACTGTCATTTCTATCTCTGGTACTACAAATGAATCCATATTTTGCTGAAAAGGCTGAGTAACAATAGTTCTCTGTATGACGTTTTCGTATTCTTTGTAAACTTCCTGATCTAACCTGCCAATCCTGCCATCAGCAAGATCACCGGCCCAAGTCTGATTGTATGCTCGGACAAGACTCGTAACTCGGTAAGCGCCCAAAGAGCCATCAATAAAAGACTTCCTTTCATGCCAGCGCTTACTTATCGTATCGTACACAAAGGTAGTTCCCGGCAGCGCAAAACCTACAAAATACGCACCTTTTTGCGCGTATGCCCAGCTATAGATATCCGCTATCTGTCCTTCCGTTAGCTTGTTTAGCTCTTTGTCTATGGCGGTAGTTGATATCTTTGTAACGCTATTTCCAGTTAGAGCCCATATCGCAGGACTCTCGTTCTGACCAGAACCAACAAACACAAACGTATCTAGCATAGACTGAATGCTGAACGGACTAGCGATACCTTTGCTTAAAAACAGTCCTGTACGCTGAAACGGGAAGTCAGCGCCGCCAATGTTTTGAAATGCTTCTATCGTCTGCGAACCGCCGATAAATAGCTGGTTCTTAAAAACAACCGGAGCGACAATCTCATCTGGATCAGACTCAGCAGTCCCAAAGTCTAGCGCGTTATAAGACAGACCATCATTTAAGGCACTTACAATAAACTTCTTGGAATCCGTAGTTAGACAAAAATAACCATCAATGTAGACAACAATCTGTGGATTACCGTTTGCCGTGAAGTCAGGATCAGTAATCTGCGTCAGAGTAGCTGTAACATGATTGTAGACAAACCCGTCACCGCCCGGATCTAAAATAAGCATCTGAGTGCCATTGTCTGCCATCGACACTCTGCCAGTACCGCTAATAGTTCCAAGATTAGACAAGGTATAATTAGCGGCCATACTGTATAGCGAATTACCCATAACAAAGTAAGGCACACCATTCATCTCGTGCGCGCCTCGGTTATTGTTCAAAGCATCCGCAAAAGCAACTTGCACAAGTCCGGGCGTACCAAACAGAGTCTCCTGATTTAACGCAGGAGCCTGAGCTATGTTCGGATAAAAGTTAGTGCATTCCTGAGCCGATATAGGCAGAGAATCACTCTCATAGAATCCGTTAGCTATTGGCAGAACAACCTTTGGCATTACAGAATACCTAGCACCGCTCTGGAAACTGTTAAATCATCTGTTGTTGAATCATTTGAAACAAACAACTCAATGTAATCATTTGTGGTTAGCTCTATGTTTACAAACGTAGCCATCGAGCGAGACAAACCAGCGCTTATGGTGTTCGTCATTCTAGTGATACCAATTACTGCTCCATTTTTAGCAATGTAAATAGAACACTGATGATTCGTGCCACTTGCTGCCGTCATCGAAATTATTGCGTTAATAACGTGCCTGCTAGTTCCTGCCTCAAGCTCTGTAATTTTTCCTGTAGTATCGGCAGTAAATCCGTTGATATCACCGACAACAAAAGTTCCAGCTACTTTTACGGGAGTTCCCGCAACAGCAATAGTCGTAGGAGTGGTGTTTCCTTGCATCGTGACATTGGCGTATTTAGCTGTAGCAGTAGAGGCAATATTTATCTGTGTGCCTGTTGTATTGATCGAGATTCCCGCGCCAGCAACCAAACTGACAAACGTAGGACTTGCTGATGTAGTGTTCTGCATCAACGGCTGACCAACAGCATCAACTGTAAAATTATGAGCTAACTCAACCCCGTTATAAGCATCAATACTGGATATGATTCCAGCGCCATTGCTGATGTTTCTAATCTTGTTGGTTGTGCCGTCAATCTCAAGAACAGGAGTACCAGTTCCTGATCCAGTTGTTACGATACTTCCCGTAACGCCTAGACCGCCAACAAAATTATCATAAGTAATCTTGTAGTTTGTGCCGTTTACAAAGTAGTCCATATAAGCGCCAGCATCTACCGCGCTCTTAGCTACAAAATCGGACTTTTTACGGCCTTGCGCTCTATCAACCATTTGTATTCAGCTCCAAACCTATTGCGCCTGTAGTCTCTGCCAGAATGACAGCTTCCTCGTCTGGATAAAAATGACCGGGAAAGCCATACAGCATATCTTCATTTCCGGAACCAATAGGCAACGTAGAAGGATTCTTGGTCTCTCCCATTGTCTGCCCGATCAACCGCATTGTGTTAAATCCATCCCGTGCAGCCTTGACCAGACCTTGAGAGATCACGCCGTTGTAGTCAGGCGCAACCTCTATCGCCATATTGGCAATCAAGCCTCTCAGAGCGCCTGTGGGAATTGTTACCTCATCACCTAAGTCAGATACCTCGGTATATCCTAAAGACACACCTTGAGCGTCTAGCTCGGTCATGTAGTTATTCATCGCAAAGATGAAGTCATTATATTCATCAGGCTCTAGCGGTGCTTCGCTGGCCTGTACTAATATTCTTTGTAAGGATGCTTTTGCAACCTGTGCGACAGTAGCCATTATTCGTATGTCGCTCCTTGTGGGCCTCTACGCTTTTGTGATCGTTTCAGAGCCTCAGCAGTCGGTGCGCCTGCATCGCCGGGACTTCTCATTCTCTCGGGCGTTCTGCCTTCAGACTTTTGTCTTTTGATGCGCTTACGTTTTGCGTGGATGTTGTCCCAGAGTCCTTTTTGCCTATTCATATTTCGCACCTTTTGCGGCTCTGCCTTTCATCGACTTAGCGCCTTTGCACTTCCAGCGCTTACGACTTAGGTTGTTAGGAGTGTTCGGATCGTTCTGCTTTTCTTTGGATAATCGCTTCTTGATTCCCAGCGATCTCGCACAATACGAATCGCCTTTGCTAGTTCCGGGCCTAACACGAGGCCCACCGTCAGCGGCTTTTCCAGCCTGCCCGTAGGAGACTTTCTTACCGCTGGCGGTGACCTTGACTTTAGCTTTACCTTTTCTGGGTTTAGCCATAAAAAAAACGGGAGCCGACTACCAAAGCAGCTCCCGAAGACCTCGTGGGAATTAGACTCCGAAGCCTTGACCAGACATGAACGGATTGAATGTTGCGTATGCAGGCAACAAGTCAAAACGTACTTTCTGAGTGTTGGCATCACCATCTGCGTACTTAGAAACACGGATGCTCATACCGTCCTCGGTAGTCGCAATAGTGTCAGTAGAGTACAGCTTAGGCAGCTTCACAGTACCAAGTCCGAAAGCCTGCTTAGTGAAGAACAGGTTTGGCTGATACAGAGTGTTTGAAGCGCTAAGGATGTTAATTACATCACCAGATGTCGGTGCAGTGTCTACGGTGTTGTACTGACCGTTAGCCTCTTGGATAGCTGGGCCTGCAACAACAAGTGTGCCAGCACCAGAGCCGTCCAGAGTAACGTCAGCAGTAACAACGCCTGTCCACAGTACGTTTGCACCAGATGCGTCAATCATTGCCTGACGAGTATCAAGGTTCAAACGATTTACACCATCAATCGTGACCAAATCGCCAGCTTTGACAGTCATAGACGCTTGGAAGCCTGTTACGGCAAGGTTTTGCGTCATAGTGTCCTTAGCTGTGACGTAGGTAGCATCTGGAGTTGAAGCCAGAGTACCTGCACGGTCAGCGCCAGTGCCAGAAGTAAAACTAGCCAGAGCATTAGAAGTAAGCGCTCGCATACCACCAAAGTTCTGTGAAATCTGAGCTTTCTCCCAAGCCGTGCGTACTAGTTGGTCAGCAGCATTCAGGCCGTTCTGCACGTTAGCAAGTGCGCTAGTGGTGAAAGGATTCATCAAGTAGTAACGCTCGGCAGACATTGGAACGCCGATGGAATCCATCAGTGCGCCAGCGCCAGCTACGTCACCCCAAGCATCAACGGCATTACCGTGCGAACCATACTTCAGAGAAGAGTTCTTGAGCATATAGCTAGCAAGATCAATCTCAAGGTCAGTCACGATGCGGCGAGCCATAGGAGCAAGAATCTGCTCCAACTGATCAAGCTCCAGAGCCTCTTCCACGTTGCCCCATTCGGTCGCTACGGTGAAGTAGTTCTGGACTGTACCAGTTGCCTTACCTGCAATGATGTCTGACTTAGTGCTGGCAGAGATATCACCGCCAGAAGTACGGATGGAGTTGTAGTCGTGCGGACGTTTGAAGTCTACATTGCTACCACTTGAAGGATTGAATTTGCCACTCAGGAGTTGAGTGTCAACTGTCTTTGTAACTACTCGGCTGGACTCGAATGCCTCCAAAAAGACACGCGCGACCTTCCGAGTGATATTACTGCTAAGATTATTAGCCATGATCGGATCACCTCATTCATTCGAAGGTTGCTCCTTTCGGGCCGCCAGCTTTCGGTCTTGAACCGGAACCATGCGGCGTATCTAGCGGCTCAGGAGCAGCATTTACTTTAGGTTTAAGTTTTCTAGCATTCGGCATCACTTGATCATTAAGATACAACAACGCCTGATTCACCGGCATTTGTGCCAACTTATCAAGCTCCAAAAGATTATCGCCAAGATACAACGTACCAAGACTTCCATCGTCTAATTCAAGAAGATGGTCTGCCAGCATCGGGCTTAGCCCAAACTGAGCAATCTTGTTCGCTGCTACCTGAAGATCATCCTTCTTCACACCCAGCTTCTCAGCTCGGTCTGCGTAGCTCTTGATCTTTTCGTTCTGCCTAGCTACCTGCTCGCGCTGTAACGCCTGCTGCTGGGCTTGCTGCTGCTGCAACAAAGCTGCCTGCTGTGCGTCATACTGTGCTCGCTTAGCTATTGCCTCATCACGCTGCCTCAGTCGCTCCTGAATCTCTCGATCCGTTAGCGAATAAAAGTCAGGCGTTTCAGGCACTTGCGGCGGTTGCTCCACCGGGATGCGGCTTTCCAGCTCTTGCAACTTAGCTTGTAGGCTTTGGACTTCCCGATCTCGTTCCTTGATCTGGTAGACCTTTTCACCTATAGCTTTGTCAAAAGCCTTCTGCTGCACCTCGTCAAAGCGCGGCCTAGTGGATTCTTCCTGCTCCTCAGCAGTATCCGGTGATGACTCGGAGTCAGTTTCCTGACCTTCAGTTTCAACCTCTTCAAGCTCTTCAGCCTCATCGAGCGTATCTTCTGGTTCCATCTTATACCTATGTAAATGCCGTCAAATAAACGGTGACGTTCCGCACCTCCATAAAAGCGTGGAGTTCGCTGTAGCCTAACTATACCACATATTGTGGTTTTGCAAGCAATTTCTTTAAGCCATTCCTCGCAAAGCAGACATCGGCCTGCTCCTGCTTGATAACAGGTCTGCGCTGTCAATGTTTTGCGGGTCAAACTCGGCGTTTGGGCTGCGTAGTTGATTTTCTCTGAAAAATATTTGGTGTTTTTCGCCTTCCACATTCGGCATATTAAAACGATTTGCGTCATGAATTATTGAATCAAAGCCAGCATCTTCAAGACCTTGCCTGAAAATTTCCATTTGATTCAATCTTCCCAGATCATCCTCTGCGTAAATTTCGGCCTTTCGGTAAATATCTTCAAGCTCTTTGCCAGAAATGCCGCCATCATACGCTGAGTCCATTATGCCGCTAGCAACCTCTCTGTATTCTCTATCACTTAAACTACGCTGAATACTTTCCAAAAAGTCTACAAGCTCGCCTTCTGGCTCAAATTCATACCTTGCCTCTCCGGCTAAATCTCTTGCTAAATCAATATCACCGCCAGCTTCATCTAAGTAATCTTTAGGATCAAGCTCAGGATATTCATATCTCAAAAAGGTGTCGTTGCCTTCAGAAATGTCAAAAGGCTTATTTGACCTGCCCATTAATGGGTAAACAACACCTAAATTATCTTTCATCTCTTCTCTTGCCATCTCTTTCGCAATATTCTCTAAATCTGATCTTGCTTCATTTCTTGCCTTACCAACATCTCTCCTTGTTGCAACTTCTCTTTTACGATAAATTTCTGCCCATTCCTCAGAAAGTTTTCCGCTATCAATAATCTCTTCTGCTCTTCTTTCCAAACGATTAGTTAAATCTGGGCCTTCTCCAGCATAATTTACGTTTGCGTCTTGTACGCCAGTTGTTGTGTAGACTCCCACTCCCATATGAGAGTCTGGAGTTCCGCGACTTATATCAAATTCACTGATATCCGTAACACCGCCGTGATAAAGTCCCGGCTTGTATCCTTGCTCCTGCGCTCTCTGCATCCTAGCTTCATAGGATTGGTCTAGGTTTGGGTTCATCTGCCGCAAAGCAGAGCCAGCAGCTACGCCTGTGCCTGTGTTGCCGCCACCTGAGTAAAGGATATTTGCGCTTTCTCTTTGTTCTGGATCAAATTGCGCGTTTACTGACCTAACATTTTTAGGATCAAAAACCACTATTTCATTGTCAAATTCTAAATTGTCGTAACCTTTGTCTTGCAATAAGCCTTGCGCCATCCTTCGTATTTCTGGGCTTGTCATCTCAATGCCCATTTGTCTCATGTCTTTAGCTTCATTCATTGCTTCGTTTAGCGCATCAAACCAATCTTCTTTTCGCGCCGTTTCGCCTCTTATGTAAATGGGTATTGCTCTGGCGTTTTCTTGTCCTTTTAAGTACCTCTCGCCATATTCTGGATTTCTTGACGAGTAAATGCCCGGCCCATATTTGCCATCTATTGAAGGTTTTAGTTGTGTAAACTCACCTCCATCTTCTAAAGCATTTGTATAATGGTAAGCAGGCCGTAAATCAAAGTCCTCAAACGCTCTCTGCATTCTTGCCGCAGTCGATGTATCTAGTGCGCTTCGTGACCTACCAAGTCCAGAAGCCAGCGATCCAGATGGAGCGCCACCACCGCCCATAACAACCAAAGGATCAAACCTGTCAACCTGTCCCGTGTCTGGGCTGTACGATACGCCGCCAGCCAAAGCAGATCGCGCCTGACCGCCAGCATAGTCAGCTATACCTTCACCCATACCGCGCAATGCGCTTGCAGCTCGACCAATTGCAGCGTTTTGCTCGTTAGCATCGCCAAGAAAGACATCATTTAGGAACGACAAACCTCTCTTAACTCCGCGCACAATGGGAGCAAATGAAGGATCAACCTCGCTTGGCCCGTACTCTGCTGGGATGTTCTGGATTATGGCGTTACCAGAGCTGTCGTAGCCAACAAACTGCTCTTGCTCAGGACGCAAGATACGCCTGCGCTCTGGCATGAATGCGCCAAAGAGATTATCTCCGCCGTATTTGTAGTCTATGCCTTGTCTGGCAAGCTCTTCCTGAGCGAGCTGTTGATCGGTCTTAGCCACCGTTTGCAATCCTCATCAGCTCAGCGTTGGACATTGCAGCCATCTGAGCCTTGCGGCGCTGCTCATCCATCATGTCGGACATCTTCTGCTGGTTGTCTAGCTGATCGCCGAAAGACTTGATCTGCGTGTGGTCAATGGTTGCGTTGGCCTGCTGGGCCTTGATCTGGGTTTCCATGCGCTTAGTCTCAGCGTTGAATGCGTCAACCTGATTGTCAGCCTGATCACCCATTGTCTGAGCCTGTAGCTTCTGAGCTTCGATCTGGAGCTTCATCTGCTCATTCTGGAGCTTGGCCTGCTCGATCTGGGCGCGTGTCATCTCTGCCTGCGCCTTCATC